GTTAATTATAGTTAATTATAGTTAATTATAGTTAATTATAGTTAATTATAGTTAATTATAGTTAATTATAGTTAATTATAGTTAATTATAGTTAATTATAGTTAATTATAGTTAATTATAATAAGAATTTAGCCCGTTGCTTCTTTTGAGTACCACAATCGAAATTTTCTTCAATTAAATTATTCTCACTCATCCACTCTTGGATATTCGCGCATATCTCCAATCGGGGCTTCCTTATCCAGTACAGGAATCGTCTCATGACCTGCATGTTTTGTACATCGTCAGGTAGTTTGTTATGTTTATTAAACTTCCGGACCTTGCTTGCGATATTATCATAGTCTTCAATATCTATATCGTTCATGAAGTCCACTGGGGGTTCTATCTTTATTTTACGCACTATTATATCTACTAATGTATTCTGGTCCCAATCTGTACATCTTCTACCTATCGTGATTTTCCTCAGATCCGCAACTCCTATCGTAACTGTTCTAATATCTCTGAGACAAAACTCGTTCAATTGCGGATTGTAAAGACCGTAAAATCCAATAGGGGATTTTATCAATTCATCTTTTTTCTTCATAATATGTCTATCCACTATCTCAGGTTCCTGGTTATGACATTGAACCCATTTCATTTGTCCTCTTTCATTTTCCAGGCACACGATGCCAAGAGTTTCCTTATGTAACCACACAACCCATGAATCGTTTATTTTATCGTAGAAACCTTTGAAGAAGGTAAGTATCTTCTGTCTTGTGTCTTTGTTCTTTTGTATATCTAACATTTCTGCTTGGATACTGCCTGTGAGTATCTCTCGTTGTACTATATATGGAAGCTTGGAGATTATACTTCTCATGTAATCTGGATACATGAATATATTTTCCACGAACGTCGGTATTTCATCCCTGTTCAGTTTTTCGAGGATGTGTTTGAACGGATCTCCATTCTGTATGATCAGGTTCTTGGTGTAGTAATCGGCTAACTGATCGTTATTTGGAACACGTGCATCTGAAGAGATGTACAATATGTCACCCTGTATCTTCAAATACGAAGGATAACCATATTTATTAAAGAACTGAATATCCTTATCTATGAATGTTTTGATAGATTGAACTATCTCAAATATGTCCAACTGGGGAAACATGCTGTAAAGATTGTCGATACTCAAGTAGAAGTTGGTCTTGAAGTACTTTCGTATACCATTTTCAACTATCGTCGTTACAGTGTTATATATATTATACGTGGAGACGTCTAATGGGGTGCTTATTATTCCATTACATTGGTAATTACATTGAACATAATCACATTCTCTCATGTCATCATACCCTATAATCTTATTCCTGTCTATCGTAAGGGGGCAGTCGAACGCGTTCAATTTAGCGATGTGCTCAACCTGTTTCATCGCAACATCTTTCTTTTCAGATGTTTCGTACATTTCAAGGTCTATTGAAGGAGTATTTATTGCAATTTGTTTGTTAGGAATAGATACGAGCTGATATATATCAACCTTGAGATTTTTATCACCTCTTTCAATTAAAGCGTTATGAGAACCAAGGCGCCAACCTCTAGCGATGACTTGTGCAGTTTCTGAATAGTTCCAATGAGGAGTGAATATAAATTCCTTTCTAATGTTTTTAAACGTGAATCCTTCGCTAATTATCTTACTACCAATAATGACCGATATATAATCACCGTCTACGTTGTCATCCTTGTTGAAGCGATTAATGAGTTGTTGTACATTCTTCTGACTTGTCGTCTGATGTGTCAAGAGTGCGTATCTGAGATCTTTGCTCCGTTCATCTCCTCTAGCTTGCGTAAATCCAAATTGATCCAATATTTTCGCAAATAAGATACAACCACTTCCGTTCACGTATTCACAGTACACTAACGCTTTCATCTTAGGTTCGCTGAGGATGATTTTTATGGTCTCAGCGAATTTATTACTGAACTGATACAAATTGTCCGGGTTCCTGTTTATTATCCTAATTAATTCACTTGAAAGCGTATAGGTTGCTTTTCCTTGTTTTTTCCGTTGGTATCCGATGTTCGTGCGGATACCACCTCCTCTTTTCACAATATATTTATTGAAACCATCTGTTCCATATGACCCGTTTGGAAATACAAACAGCGAAGCCTGTCGTGAATTGATAAAGATACTCTTATCTTTTTTATCTTTCTCGTACGCCTCAACGTAGGCCCTGGTTTGAAAGTCACTCATTATTCCATGGTAAACGATAAAATGACGTAGGTCACCTATTCTACGGTGACCTACGAACACCTTCATTACGTCGGAAGTCATCGTTTTGAGGTAGGATATCCTGCCTTTTATTTTGGTAGCCATATTCTGAATCATGTTATGTTTTATGGTACCGTCTGTACCAAAATACGTTTTATTGAATTCTCTGTCTACGGGAAACTGGTTATCGAGAGGTAAGATTAAGTTCATAACGCTAGCAAACTCAGATGGGTCATCCTTCATTACGGTGCCTGACATTAAAAGGATCTTGGATTCCCTGATAACATGGAATAGTCGATGGAACTGTTTGTAAATATCCAATGACTCATTACGATTCTTACCATCACGTGTAGTGTCATCTTTTTCTCTGATATTATGAACCTCATCAATTACAAAAATGTTATTACTGAAGCGTTGCTTAAGGACTTCATCTGGCATCTTTGATATCTCTTTTGCGAACGTTTCAAACGTGTGGAACTGATAGAACATTGATGTAATTTTACGTGTTCTATGGATTCGTTCCAGGTCCGACAATTTATCGTAGTTATCAGGTATGTAGCGTCCATCTGTGCATGAGAAGAGTAGTTCTTGAGAAAAGTTATTGAGAAGTCCTGATCCTTTAGCGCATACTATAGCACCATTGATATGTTTATTCTTCTCATAACGAATCTGTTCTATGGCTGCAATTGCAGTGCACGTCTTACCTGTTCCCATCTCATGGAAGAGTAGTAACTCATTGTACGGGGTCACCGACGACATGAACCTAGATATTATCTTTTGATGATTGTATTGCTCTCCTGAACCCTTCACTGCAATCTTCTCAAATCTGGGAAGCTTCAGCGATTCAAACTCTTTCTTCGTCACAATAGCGTCATTGAAATCCTTATCAAAATAAGGATTTAGGAGTGGATCGTTAAATTTGAAAATGTTAGGATACTTAGGGAAGAAATTCTCAATCTCCATAGTCTTTTAGTAAGGCAAGAAATACAGACACCTATTATTCATGATGGTATCATAACCCTTCAAGGGTTATGATAATGAATAAACATTATGCACGGATAATATTGATTGTAACATTCTTCCCTACAATCCCCCAACTACCAGAACGGTTCATTTCTGACAAACTAACTAGATCCTTCTCATTCAATGCGAGCACAGCTACCCGAATATAGCCATTCTTAAGGACAGTTGAGATACTGTCCTTAATCTCGCTTGCAGTTAGCATCCTGAAGGGTTTGGGGATGGGGCATGATCCGCCGTCGCATTTCTTAGAGACAGACACGTCGTATCCCTTCAGAACTCTTGACAGTTCACCGTTCGAGCATTTGTAGTTTAGGGCTTTTGACAGTTCAGTGCTTTCACCTTCGTATGGAACAATTAATATACTCATTTTATTATGCATTGTCTGTTCATAACCCATCATAAGATCATATTTCCTATGATGTTCATGAAAAACATTTGTATACTATCCACATTTTAACTTTACGTCCTTCTTCAGAAACTCTCCGTTTTCCAGGTGAATAATGAGAGCCTTATCTAAACCAAGAGTTTCAGGGCATAGGTCTTCCTGTTCGTACATGAGGAAAGGTTTCGCTTCGTCCATGTAGCATTCGTCGTAGTTCTCATCTATAACGGCAGTAACCTCATTTTCGCGTTTCTTCACGATCATCTTCACCTTCACTCCGTTAATGTAGTGAATGAGTAAGAATCTATCGTTACCGAGGGGTATAATGGTTTCATGCCACCACTGCTTTAGTTTCACAATCCTCTCTTTGTACACTGCTCTGATAATAGTCTTGAGGAAGAATATAATATATATGGTCGTGATTTGCCAGCTTCTGGTGATGGAATATAAGGCCGTAAACGCACCTACATGATCCCTTACAAGAGGCCAGTAAATATCCTTCATGGCAAGTATATTGATAAAAGTAAGTATATAAAATAACACAGTCACGAACATTTTCTGTTCGTGACATATCGTTAAATCAATTCATCGAGAGGGGGTGCTGATGGAATGACGGGATATAACTTCTCGTATAGCTTTTTACTTGGGTACTCATCAAAGTGCTCTTCCAACAGATGCTGTTCTTCATGTGTTGGAAGAAAAGGATACATCACCGTCGACGATCTGAGAGACCGCCTTATAGTAGCTGTTTGCTGTTCCGGGTATATTTGTCTATCGATTTCTCCTGATATGCTATTTGTTCGTCTATGTTTTGACATAGAAGGAACGGGTCGTGTCATAGTTTTGGAATTATCTTCATTTCTATTATCCATTGGTAGTTTATTGCACACAATGGAGATGATTTCATCATCATTGGTTCTCTCGTAAACTAAGTCGAAGAATGTCATGCCTCCGTAGAAGGTCTTGAACCAGTTTACTTTACCTTTGGATATAATCTCCTTCACTAAAATCTTATCATTTAGGTTATCTGCGAGCAACTCAGTGAAGTCACAATATTTGTACATTAAGTTAACTAACCAATTGTACTTCTTTACATTCTTCACGATGAAGGTGAATATGTTTTTAACATTGATATTGTGTTCGTGTAAATTTTTGAGGATATCAATGGCTACCTCTTCAGATGCCGTAAGAAGAGTTTCCTCCTCCTTGTTGAAGATTGGATGTTCACATAGCGGACACTGAGGTTTATAGATGCTCTCTATACAGGAAGTATGAAATACATGCTTACATAAGAGTTTACGTCCAAGCCCCACGCGATACGATCCGAACCGTAGATCGATGAACTTGATCTTACTCAAACATATAGAACAGGTCGATTGAAACTTCATTTTATTATATTATACGGGTAGTTAAATCCGTATACCTTAAAATATGACCCAGTACATTCCTGGAGTTTTCAGAGTCTATGTGATGGTGATTAAAGCTAACAAATCTCATATATGCGTATATGAGTTAACGATTTGTGAGGACTAGAGAAAATGAACTTGGAAAATATCATCATGTGTGCCATTTGCTTGGTAGCTATCTCAGTAGTGGCCTACTTTATGTATACCAAAGTAGCATCTCAGAATTCTGAGATGCTAAAGATATCCAAACGATGCGAGGCAATTGAGATGTTATTTGCAAAACCCCCATCTCCTGAAGATCTACAGTCCATGTACAAACCCAAGTACGCTCATGACCAGAAAGAGGAACAAACACCACAAGGTATCTCACATCATACTAACTTGTACGATAAACAACCCCCGAGGTCACCACCATGTGATTCCGCGATGTGTGACCTCGAACCGCTGAATATAGACACCAACGAGGATGATCTGGATTTCATCGTGAACGAAGAGGTGAACAAAATAGAACAAGAAAAAGCATCTCCGAAGAGAAAGATGGGTAAGCGACCCTCGTCAAAGAAGAATGAATGATAAATAAAGACTCATCAATCTTAGTTATATCAATCTAAGATTTAAAGAGCTCTAAAGATCATTCTGATGGAGTAAAAACATGCTAATGTATTCTAAATTGTACGACTTGTTGACAGGACGAAGCACCAATGGGGGTAAACATGCTCTTAGATGTACAGTGAAGGAGCTCTACGGTCGAAACGACAAGCTTCGCTACGCCCGTTTTAACACAGAGACAGGTGTTTCATGTTTGTTGTATATATCATCAAAGTATGAAATTAAAATGGATACGAAGAAATTCCTATCTTTATCAAGATGGAGAGATGATGAGGTCAATTTCGAGGCTGTATTAGCAGCAGACCCAGATACATCAATAGTGAAGGAAGTGAGAGCTACGTCATCTCCACATGGACTAATTGATCTCATTAAACGACTGGAACCATCTCTGAAATCAATCCCATACAAAATAGGTATTATATCTGAAGAGTATCTAATAGTGCTTGGTGAAAAAGGAGAGGTTGACGTCTTCTACGTGAGTGGGCCAAAGGAGGCCAAACTACTCGTTGTCTTAGATCTCGAAACGTTACTCTTTAAAAATATTATCCCTGAATTAGAAAGAGTACATAAAAATGTACTCAAGATCATTCAAGATTCAACTGACAGGTACTGGGATTCGTTACTCGATCTACTTAAAAAGTGTCAACAAATGAAGATAGTAACGACAGGTAAACAAAATATGGAAGGCATGGGTTTAATTGACCAAAGCATGAAAATAGGTATGTCTCATAAGGCTATTAAGTTGGCCCTTGAATGCTGTTTTGATGAAATTTAATGTTTTGTTGACTGACGTTATCATATGATTATTGGGGTTAAAGACAACCATGATATATTTTAACCATGTCGTCATCTTTTATAACAAACATATTGACACCCCCAACAACTCCTGATTATCTACGTGGTGAACAAGTATTCCATAAAGATAACCTTGGATTGGTTGTGTTTGATAAGTATAATGATATTGAGTTCAGAGGGGAACAAACTCATGAAGGGATTAGGGTCAAAATGAATGATCTCATTTCTTATTTTGATCTGAATATTGATTACATGAAGACCATATCTCGACATTTAATTGCATACTCGTTAAAAGATCTGTACATGGAGGATTTCAACAACATCACTTCTATTGATAACGACCCCACCCTTTTCTCAGAATATGCACAATCTTATGAACTGTACATAACGTACAAAGGTATAGACATATTGGCTTACAATGCCCCAAATTTGGGAACATTCAGAGATTGGTTGAAAGATAACGTCCTAGATTTGCAATGTCATGAAGAAATAGATTATGACGGTATGGGATGGTAAATAAATGTAATTTTATAACCACTAGTGGTTATAAAATTAATATTGAATCATGAAGAAGTTCTGATATGGAACCCACGTCTTTTGGTCTCTTAAGATTACTTTTCCTTATTAATCTTAATCTTCTGTTCCTGTACTACATCACTTGTCTTATTAAGGAGCTGTTTTGTGAAATCCTCATCGTCGATGCCTCTGGTGTAAAGCATATCACGAACGCGTTGTTCATGGTCCTTTTTGCTAAGGTTTATCTTTTTTTCGTGACTTGCCAGAGTGATGTACGTGTTGTCGTCAACCCGAATACCCTGTTCGTTTCGTTCATTGAGGTAACTTTGAATTTCTTTTACTAAATCTTTTTCCTGTTTTCGCAGCCCATTTACGATCGTGGAATATTCCACGATCCTGTTCTTGTTTTGGATCAGAGCGTTTATTGTTGCTTCGATTGTCGTCATCTTTTGTGTATTCCTCCAGAGACTTTAAACCGTAAGTATCAATATAGATCTGTTTCTCATTTTCATCAAGCATATCGGGATGCAGGCCGTCACGCAACATTAGACTCACCTGAGCAGCTGCTTCCATTGTGATTGTATGAGGATTTGGATCGTTGACTTTGTTGTACATGATTTGAGCCATCTTTTGATATGTGTATAGTTGATCGGAATCCATGCGCTTAATCGTTTCTTCGATGGCCGCGTCGTTCCAAATGGTACTATTATTGATCTCGTTCATTTTGTATACAAGAGATTACTACATAACTCGTTCATGAAATTTAACCCCGAAGGGTTAAATTTCGAATGGTGGAAGTTTTAATTGGAATCTGAATCACTATTTTTAATAATCTTTTTAGTTTTCATGGGTTCAGTATCATCTTCGTCGGAATCATATAGATTATCATTGATCTTCTTATCCCGTGATCTGTTTCTAAAACGGTTAGGTATAATGATAGCTCTTTTAGCCTTAAATTCAATGAATTCACCAATCACAACTTCAGATACCTTCACTTGTAAGTAGGGTGCAGTGCCTACGAACACACTATCGATTACGAGAATGAACGTGGCTTTGCAGTTGCAATCTTTATCAGAGAGTTTGGCGATTGTCTCTTTTTGATTGAGTTCTCTGACACCTTCATCCTCGTTCTCGTCAATTATAAGGAACTTCGTCTTCATGAATTTAACATCTTCGACGACTTTAGCGTTGACATAAACAGAATCAACGCCTTGGTCATTGCTCTTTCTCTTTACGATTTCCATGTCGTCTACGAATGAACCCCACTTCTTGTCGGTCTTTTTTCCGAGGGCTTTGATCATTTCTGGTTCCATCATTAGTTCCTTAACTTTTTCCGTGATGTCTTCTAGTATCTTAATTGTTTCGTCTTCAACCTTAATGTCTACAAGGTCTGTTTCACTGAGGTCCTCATTGTTAGCCTGTGCTTCCCTCAATCTCCTAGTCACCATAGCGAGCGACATTTTATTGGGAGACGTCTCATCGAACTTAGAGATACCATAAGAGAACAATTCCGATGTCTGAATTTTAATATTTTCCTGTTTTCCATTTCCATCTGTATACTTATATTTAATATTAACCCATGTTCCTTTCGCTTTCCCGGTAGTAGGAGGTTTCTTGGGTAATTCAACTATGATATTATTTACATTCAGTTTCTGAAACGACGGGTCTTGTTCAGCAGATATAATATTGACTTTAGACATGCTTGGTTTTAATATTTCTTATAACCATTGATATTCATAATTCAATTATTTATGTCGTATTACACATCAACGAGTTAGAGATTTACTAATTATGGAAAATGGTTAAAACAATTTCGATCAAGGAACTCAATATAGACTCAATAAGACCAAACGTCGAGAGTCTCAAATCAAACTTAGGTGGTTCGAAAATTACCATCATTGGTAAACCCGGGTCTGGTAAGTCCGTGCTTATCAAACATCTCTTGTATGCAAAAAAACATGTTATCCCGACAGGTCTCGTCATTTCCGGTTCCGAGGACAGTAACAAATTCTATTCTCGTCTTTTCCCAGATCTATTCATATACGAAAAATACAAGAAGGACGTGGTCGAAAACTTTATTAAACGTCAAAAATTAGCAAAGGAACACCTCCCCAATGGATGGGCCGTGCTTGTGATGGATGATTGCATGGATGATGTCAAAATCTTTAACGATCCACTTCTACAAGGGCTTTTCAAAAATGGTCGTCACTGGAATATGCTTGCTATCTTCGCTAACCAATACGTTTTTGATTTCAAACCCAACATTAGGACCAACATTGACGGAGTCTTTATTTTTAGAGAACCCAACCAAGCCAATCGCGAAAAAATCTACAAGAATTTTGCAAGCATCATTCCTTCGTACACTATTTTCTGTCAACTCATGAACGATCTGACAACAGACTATACGTGTATTTACATTAATAACCAGATTCAAAGCAATGAATGGACGGATTGCGTCTTCTATTTTAGAGCAGACCATGTTCCCGATTTCAGGTTTGGTTGTGATGATTACACTCAGTTCGCTGAAATGCGGCAACTTGAGGAATAGATTTTCAGTCATAACCCCATGGGGTTATGACTCTCATAATTCTATAAGAGTGGATTAATTTTTTTCCCTTCGACGACTTCAGTATCATCATCGGTATCTTCTACAGGAGACTGCCTGCATGTCTTGTTAGACCAATGCTTACCATTCTCGAGATCACCCCACTGAGTGATGAAGTGTTTCCTGACTGATACTCTTGTCGGGGTAATATGGTTGGGGTATTCATCCCTGAACCATTCCTTGAAATGGGAATAGAGTGTAGTAGGAGTGAGTTTAGACTCCTTCTTTACAAAGACGCACTGGTATTCGAACTGTTTATAGACATCATTCTCCTGTCTATACATATCCGTGGCCACTTTGACCTTCTCAGGCTCAACTATTTCAAGTTTTCTAATGGTTCTCCATCTCTGTATGAGGTACCATGCGAGTGGTTGTGTCATTCTAGGGATCTTATCGGTGAAGTTCTTATCCATAGGGAACACCTTTTGAATGACCTGTTCCTCTAGATCGTTCGGGCATTCATTCTCTGCTTTGAATGTACTTTCAAATGGAATGACGCGAATCCTGTTCCATGTAGCTTTGTCCGCATCCTTAATGGCAGGAAGTTTGTTACAGATCATATGAAGCTTGAATAAGGGTTGAATTTCCCTCGTCTCTTTCCCCTTTTGAAACAAGTCACGTGCCCAATACGAGTCATTTCCGGTTAACCCTTTAAGTGTACCGGAACTAATCATCTCATCGGCGTTAGGCTCGTCCATAACGGCCCATCTCACACCTTCACCCGCGCGTGCCATCTCAGGATTGGCAGATCCTAGAGAAGCCTTCTTTCCTGTAAGAAGGGATGTACTGAATTTGACGGATAGTTTACCCAGCATTTTCTCGAATAACGTCTGCGTAACTGTTTTACCGTTGTTACCTTCGCCGGTCCAGAAGAGAATGACTTTATTATGATTACCACCCACAAAGACATGACATGCTTGATCGAGAAAATAGTCGCGTACTTCTCGACATGGGAAGACCTTCTGAAAATATTCGTCTACTTCAACGACGTCAGGATGATCGATTGACCCATAGTTCACGTACTCAATTGGTAACGCAACCGAGATATAATCTTCCGGGTTGCCATCTCTGAAAACGTCATTCTCGAAGTCGTACACTCCGTTTTTAAAAGCAATAAGATACGGATTCTTGTTCAAGAGGTTATAGAATTCGGGATTATAAAATACTTCCTGAGATTCCACCATTACGTGATTTTTGAAAGGTGTAGCTTTGCATTGTCTAATTAAGTCGTTCATCTTCTTTATCTTTTTTTCACACTCTTTCTTCTCGTCATCGTCATTAATGTTTACCAATGAATTGTAAACATCACGTAGCTTATTCTTCAGTTGTTTAATGATAATACCGTTATCGTCTGATATGCGTTCACGGAGATTAGTACCCTTGTCAAGCGGCTTCCAAATGTGATCCTTGAACTGATACCATTCCTTGGTACTAATGGACGTACATACAAATTCATTCTCGTACTCATTCTTCAAGATCTTGGCGACATCGTTATGACATCCATTCACTGCCTCTACGACTAGATGATGGGTCTTTTCGTTAATCATCTTTTCATACTCATCGGGACTGTCTTGTTTGGCGTAATACTTGAGAGTCCCGATAGTGAAGTTATTGGGACGCATCTTGTACCACAATGATAGACACTCGCTTTCTTCGAACTTGTCACTTTGTTCCGAGAACTCTAACCATAAAGAGAAACCATCATCATCACCCTCGCTAATTTGCCAGAGACAATATCCGACGCGAAGCCATGTGGCCCGGTCGTCAGCTCTAGAATCTTTCATCATACAAATGAGTCGCTGGGCCTCCTGGAGCTGAATTTCGATGGAATCGTTGTTGTATTGTTTGCGTTTATTCTTTACCAATTCAAAAATCTTTATGAGAGGAGTTGTGACGCTTGATTTAGGATTGTAGAAATACTTGTCAGCTCTGTCGTACAAAAAGATTGAAAGAATACGTGGTAACATCTTCTTCACTTGTTGGTTGCAGTCCACGTCAGCAGCTGTTTCGCCCGGGTATTTGTTACATACGTAATCTCCAAGACCTTCCTCAAAGGAGACTTCTTTAGCATTTTTTAGGAAACATTTAGTGGCCTTGTACGAAGCATTGTTTTGTTTCTTAGACCCGTAAAGAAGCCAATGTACGTTAATTGAATGGGAGTCTAGGAAATCTTTGGCACCAATATTGTCGAAGAGGCCATGTACGATTTCCTTCACTTTGGGGATGATGTAAACCTCTTGTACTTTTTTGTCTAAAAAAAGCTTGGGGAAGTGAAGATGGAAGCCATTTTTAATATATTTCTCACCTCCGATTTCTGTCTCGTATGGTTTCTTTTCGAGCAATACACATGTGTATGCAGCATTACGTTTATCATCGTCTACATCCGTGAAATCTACGACCTCATGAATAGCCTGTTGGTATGCATTCACGATATAGTTAACCTGATCGTCGGTGTATAGATGAGGACGTTGTTCATCTTCTTTTGAAAGGATGGACTTCTTGACTCTGAGATCAATGTCAACAAGTACAGGTGACTCTTTACCTGTATTCTCGGCCAGGTACATTGGTTTTTTCTGGGAAAGAGCGTTAATATAGATTTCCCAGAAGTCCTTCATTTTTGATCCGATAGCGAAAACACCTTTCGGTGTACCCATTGATATATGAGTATGTGCAGGGTCATTTGGTGCTTTCATCGCATTCAAAAACTCGTTAAGAGACACATGATTAGTATTATTCATCCTTTTAATATATTAAATTGTTAGTCGCTAAATATATTCAAGTTTTCCCAGGATATGGTCAGTTTTATTTCATTACTTTAAGGTAGGTAATGAAGCAGTATCTAAGATACATTTTCAAGAATGGTTCTAACTTTATCAACCAATTCAATATGATTGTCGCTGGGTACTCCATTGCTTTTATGTGTTTTGATACCATATGTTTTAAGTGCATTCACTATGTCCAAACCTTTGTTGGCAACAGGTGATGTGAATACTTCATCCATCATGACTTCACACCCATTAGTTCCGTACGACTTGATCATGCTTAGGTGTTTATCATAATTCTTACGGAGACACCTGATAACAATGTACCCGGCGTTGCGGAGATGAGCGGGTGTATGAGGAGACGATTTGAAAGGTTGAGGTAATTTAATGAGATTAATTACTTCTTCACATTTGCTGTCTAGTATGATATTTTTTGCAATTTCTTCTACTCGTTCATTCATAATTTCTTTAACAAGGAATGTAAGGTTGTCAACCTTATTAGAGAGTATATCGTGTTGTCTGGTTGCTTTATTGAGATTGATCTGTAACGATTTATCATCGTTACATTTGTTAAGGACGAGCATATGCGCTACACGACCCAACTTGATAAAAAAATATCTGAAGAACTTATTGCAGATAAGGCATAGGTGCTTCAGACAAAGACCTTTTACCATGTACAAGCTATCTAATTCATCATCAGATAGCTTGTAGTCTACATCTTCATGAAACATTGCGAATAAAAATTGTTGATATAGTTGGCTCATATTAAGACTTGTGTCTTGAATGAGCCAAGTCTTAATGAATAACTCGTCAAGGATGATCCATGTTTCGTCAAAGTCTGGTTGCCAGAATAGCTTTATAAATTTAATATCATGATCCTTCAACTTGTAAATTTCTCGCAAGTACTGTTCATTAAGGTATGTAACAGTTCGAGGATTGTTAAGTAACTGAGTTACAGTGTTATACATATACATTTCTATTATGATTTTGTTATCTTTAGCATCACATTGTTTAGAATAAAATGTTACCCCGAAGGGTAAAATTTTAATGGAGCCCGATGGTCTGGGCGGTGGCCGAATTATATAACTATTATTAATACTTACATATTACATCCTGGATATTACATCTCGTGCATTGATCTCGTGCGGCGTTCACGCTCTGCATCTTTATCCTTCTTCTCATACTCTGCAATGAGTTGGTTTAGTTCTGATGGCTTCTGCATTGCGAGAATATCCTTAATCTTAATTCTATCTGTATGACGATACTGTCCGTTCTTGGCAGACTCAGTGAAGTACCAGTGAACTTCCTTAATTATTTTGTCTTGTTTGACTGTAACGGATGGATCAGCAGTGATTTTCCTGATGTACCTGTTGTAATACTTCTGGAAAAGGTCTTCCACTACTTTGCACCAAATATAGTTCTGCAGAGGATAAGGGTTGAAAGCGTACAGATCGCAAAAGTCATCCAGCATTTGCTGCGTTTGGGCGGTAGTCTGCTGATTTGTTCCCCTTCTAAGATTAATAACAGTGTTCATGTAATCGAGTTCAAGATACCTGAACCTGATACTTGGTGTATTACCTCTTACCTCAAAGAGGTACTTGTATCGGTCATTTAGGATCTTGAAGTGTTTATCGTCCATACCTTTTTCGCTTTGAATGGCGATGAACCCCTGAACATGATCAATGTTGACTTTTTCCAAAGCATTCTTCATTTCTTCCATGTTTTCAAACATGAACTCCTTCGGGGTTGGAACCACGAACCTTTCCAATATGACGGGTTCATCAAGAGAGAGGTTGTTATCCTTGTCGAAGACCCCAATGTTGAAGAATCGGGGTGATTTTGTGAGACAAACTATGCGTTCCTCATTACATGGCTCGAGGAGAAACATGTATTTCTTGGACTTGTCAAGATTCGCTTCGTAAATCTCGTTCAGATAGGTTCTGGAACGGTTCTTCTTCTCTTCAAGAGTTTCTTCTTCTTCATCTTCGAAAATCTCTTCTTCGTCTTCGAAGATGCCCTCGTCGTCGACAGCATTGATGTTTTCCTTGACTGCGATAGCAAAATGAAGACCAAATGTGGTCGTCTTTGCTGCCCATTTACTATTGAAAGCATCCAGACGTCGGTTGGTGGATGTGTACCACTTGTCATTGATGTTGAACACCCTGAGCAAGGTACCTTCATGCGCCTCGAAAAATCTACATTTTTCGAATTTGATCCTGTCGCAGTTGTCTTTGGATAGTTCAACCGAGTAAGGATATCCTTCGAAGAAGAGATCGTCGCCATTAAAGACGTAACTCTTCACGTTCGTGCTGTGAGGGACGCAATTCTGATTCCTGTACTCGGAGCAATACAATTCAACGGCAGGTTGATCCTTGTCGACATCAGGCTGCTTCTTGATGAGTTGTTTAACAACTGGCTTAGTCAGCAGTTGTTTGTTACTCATGGTTGGCATCGTTTGCGCGGGCATAGTCATTTTGTCTATTACTTTATGCTCATAAATGCATATCTCAAATATTCAACTCCCAGACCTAAGTCTTGCAAACACGGTACCCTTACATTAAATATTTACAAATATATTCATAGTGTTTCACAACCGAACTGAGTAATTTTAATTTTTCACGATTAGTTTGTCCTGATAACGGTGTGTCATCTCCAACATATAGCTCGTCGGTGGGATATGCAGCAACGTCATGTTTGATGAGACCACCGAAATATTTAAAAAGACGGTGGTAGAAATTGATCTCCGTCTCGAAGAGTTCAGGATTGTTGCGGACCCAAACACATAGGAATGAAGGAGTGTATAACTCACATTCGCAGAATGCATGTGACGTCTTCAAAATGGCTGATTGTTTTGGTTTATATGTCTCAATATAATTCCTCAATGGTTCAAAGAAGTCTTCAATGTTATTAAAATTCAACCTGCATTTGAGGACTTTAATAACTTCGATGAGTCTGTCTGTTGTGTTAATGTATGACATCAGGAATGATGAATACTCGACCTGAGAGTATTCATCATTCATGTTTACATCATCAGATGCTAAACGTGATAAGTACATTGGATTTATTATTCTCCATATTTTTGAAGACAATATTCAACTTATTAAATACAGTCATATTTTCTATATACATGTGAATTTCCATACGGGCTAAAGATATCACCATTACATAAAATGATAACCCCCTCAAGTTCAATTGAGCACAGAGTCATCTTAATTAAATTCAACAACGAACTTGTCAAATCAATCATGGCAGACAATAATGTCACGAAGCTTGTCATCTTCGATGATGTGGACAACGCTAGGTTCAATTTTGAGAAGATATATCCGCTCTACAAAGATAGAATAACTCTCTACGATGGAGCAATTAAGAGTAATCTTGAAGGGTACTTCAAGTTAAGAGAACTTGAAGGAATTACACGCGAGATGCATACATATGCGTACTGATATTGGTCAGTTTTTCATAATCCTGTAGGATTATGAAATTTATTAACTACACAAAAATGGCATGTGATAAAATTTCATGGGATTGGAAAAAAGGAGAAAAGGAAACAATAACGGTAGACGGTCGTTCGATTCCCTTAAACTATTTTTCATGTGGTACCTACTACTTTGACGGCATATATCAAGTCGTCAAGTTTCCAAAGGGTATGCAACTATACCATGGTTCGGGTGCCCTTGCCTCCGCAAACGTCGAATTTCCTACAGGCATTGATTTCTACAAACCCCACAAAATGGGAACACCATCTAACATCAATAAATTTGAACTTATGAAGGATGTGTTATCTCAACCCGACGAAAGTATCGCATTTGAGACTACAAAGTTCGTCAAAACGGCACCTAGTTGGTTCGGTTCGCCGAGCGTAGCACGAACATATTCTCTTCATAACAAATCTTTTGCGAAGACATGTGGAGATAAATGTATTAATGTATACGAACTCAAACAGGACGCTATATTCTTTCTTCTTGACAATGACTTCAATATATTTCGTCTTCTCGATGACCCCAATGTGCCGTCTAAAAATAAAGAGAGATTACGTTTAATGTTCAACTTGAAAAAAATTGAAGCTGATTTATCAGACGATAAGTTTGGTGTTATTAACATCAAGAACAAGATGCGTAGATCATACAGATCCATAGACATTCCATTCACGGATTGGTTATGTTCTTACCTATCAAATGATTATGCTGGCTATGCTGCTAATAATCCCGTTGAAAAGAAAAAAACATACTTCCATCTCGAATTCATGTTCTGTAACCCTTTAAAATGGTTAAAACGAAATACAACCAATCCATTAGACTGGCAACACACAAACCTTAATGACGCTCCCGTTCAAATAGCTCTACTCCTCGATCAAATGGGTCTGTATAAATCAACAAACATCGATTTTCATGCAGGCAATCTATTGGAGCATTCCATCTGGTCGCTTCTTTTCGCTGAACAACTTGTTCTCAACACACCCAAGTATGGTACACCTGGATTGGACATTCAGAGAAAAATAGCAGCAACTGCATTTATACACGACATTGGGAAAATGGCCCCCGATAACAATAAATTGACTAAAAGAATTAGCGATTTCGTTTACTTCTCGGTACCCGAACATCCCATAATAGGAGGTGACTACATCCGGGGTACAAAACCTTTCCCATTTCTCGATAAGAATATGAACCAGGTCGGTTCATTCGATATTCAGAAATTGTTAAACGAGCTAGGATTCCAAAATGATGAAGATATCAGAGTATTGGCTAAAATCATAGACCTTCACTGGGAGTTGGGTAATTACATCCAGAAGTGGAATGAGGATACTGATCTAGAAACTGTTGACGGGTACATTAATCACGTAGGGAGTGACGAAACATTTGCATTCTTTTACGCTCTACTCATTGTATCGGTAGCTGATGTTCTGGCAAGTCAACCTTACGGCATGAACAACCTTACGGCCGAATTGAACCATCATTCGCGATTCTTTCCATTCATCAGTAACGTACCCAAGAAGTACAGAGGTGGCGATTTGGCAGACGCGACGGCGGAGAAACGTAATGCATTTTGTGAACGCATTCTTAACAGGGTTTTAGAAAGAAACGGAATAGAGCTATCGGAATAGCGCTAAAGCCAAAACATGTGAGTATAAAAATGGATAGAAAATACTGTGTGCTTCTGTACTCAAATTATTCGCAAGCATCAATTGATTTGTTAGAGTACATTAAAGGATTGCCTCTCGAATTCCCTAAAGTTACAGGCATGACTATGATATGCATTGACAATGACAATTTCAAAAGTGTCCTTCAAAAGAATGGAATCGAATACGTTCCTACTCTTCTCGTTGAGTACTACGGAGGAACTACGAAACAAAAGTTTGAACGCGACTACATTTACATGTGGATAGATCAAGTCATGAAAGCACTCCACTTTGAATGGCCCCAAACACAACACGATCCGGACCCCATCAAAGAACAAGGACGTGGTATAACTAACCTCCCTCAGACATCAGAGCCTCCACTACATGACGGTACTCCTCAAATATCTAAAGAGAAAGTGAACATCACTTTATTGGCTCAGCAAATGGCCAAGGATCGTGATTCTTATATATCCGATACTACCCCAGATTACAAGAAGGAACGTCTTAGCTAAGACAATATTATCCTGGAACAGAAAATGGCTGATCAAATCAAAAACTTACCATCGTCTCAGGATAAACCCTCAGATATCGACGTAAACGTGATGCAGGACGTCTTTGGGGATGGAGCCACTGTGGTAAAATCACTCCAACTCAAGAAAATTATTATCCCAGTTGTATTATTTATCGTACTTAGCTTACCAATGGTTAATAACTTCATCGGGACTGTCGTACCGGATTCTGAGTTTATCCTCATGTTTGTGAAAACATTAATTTTCCTCGCTGTTCTTGCTATTCTTCAGCTTATGAGCACATAATCCATTTGCTCATATTCTTCTTTAAAGATACTCTAATGTCTATAAAATGTTTCTAACACCTAACGATTTCGATAGCCGCAATGGTGAACTCATCAAACTTAATGATCAAGGATATTCGTTCGTCTTCTTTTTCACGAATGACTGTGTATGGTGTAGTGACGTAAAACCTGCTTTTAACTACTTATCTAAAATAATCAGGGGTGTTAACTTCGCATACATGGACGTGGATCAGAATAACAGGCAACTGATTGACAAGGCTTCACGTACCAATATGCCTATTAAATATGTACCGCTCTTGCTACTGTTTGCAAACGGTCGTCTGGTCGCCCAATTTTTACCAGACGAAGATAACCCCCAAAACAACATTCTCAAGATGAAAAATTTCATCACTACGAATACAAACAAACAACCTCAATCAACTAAAATCCGAGGAATCACATCATCTCAATTAAGTGAAATTCCCCCATACTCATTAGGCATTCCGGGCAATCTCGCGTCTAGAAAGGTCTGCAAACTTTACAGCAATGCATACACGAAATCGTAATTCTATAACCCCTAAGGGTTATAGAATTCTTATAGGAGGTGGGATCCGTTTTGGATCCCACCTAATAGTTCTTCAATAACTCTGGTCAATAACTCCACGAATACTAGTCACGAGATCTTCGGCTTTCTTATTTGAATATGACAGACCGTGGTCCTTTGCTATACTCTTCAGGATTTCCTTACTAGTGTAAGAGATGATATGACTCGTGGGAACCTCATATATACCAAGCATCCAGAGAGCGTTTTCCTTATCAATCGATTTGACGCGGCTAAAGTCGTATAGATAAAACAAAGCTCCTTTGGCGATAGATTGGTCGCGTTCAGATAGATTATCTTTATAATTTTCAAAGATATTCTTATACTTTTGCCGATTACGATTCTTAAACAATCTCTTCACATCACTTGCTTCACTCACGCATATACTCAGAAATTCACGAATGAGAGGAGGATACACTTTATCAGTACCTCTCGTATCAGGTAATCGATTAATTTCCTCAAGATCAACATCCTCGTAGACATGAGGGGTGGTAGCCGTTGGGATTACCTTTGAAATAGGGGTCTTACTCGGTCTCATGGGAGATTTTGGTTTCGGCATGTTTTAGACACGTAGAAAGATTCTTTAGGTCGTTCTACGTGTCTAAAACCAATCCCTAAACCAAACTATATAACTAAATAACTATAAAAACAAGTTATTTATAATTATTATCTTGATGTATAAATATGATGTCATATATGCTACTAAAAGATTGTTCTGTCATCAAATTATTAGGTGGGATCCGTTTTGGGTCCCACATTCATAAGTTAAATGGTTATAAATAATACGATATAGGAAAAATGAATAATTTACAGTTAGCCGCTGCTCTTATGGTTAAAAACGAAGAGAGAAGGATTGAAATCACTTTGGAAAGCGTGGAAAATGTCGTTGATGGTATTATAGTATTCGACACGGGATCAGAGGATAATACCATCAACATCATAAAGAATTTCACAAAAAAGAAGAACCTTCAATTTCATTTGCTTCAAGGGCAATTTGAGGATTTTGCCACATCGCGGAATATACTACTCGATTTTGTGAATAAACATTTATACGATTATATACTCCTACTCGACTGTAATGACGAGTTTAAATCATCTAAAAACTTAAAAGAAATTCTAAATAATCGTCCCGAACAAGGGTTCATGCTTCATCAGCAGTTGTATATTGGTCCTGGTCCTGGAGATTCATTGGACTACTACAACATAAAGTTAATAAAGCCTAACGTTGGTTTCAGGTACAAAGGAGTTGTTCATGAATATATTCAGGGACCTCACGACGTTACAATAGGAAAACTTAATAGAGATGTAATGCTTTTTCAAGACAGGGTGAAAGATAATGATGGTAAAACACAGACTAGATGGAAGAAGGATCTAATACTACTCAAAAAGGACATTGCAAAAGATCCGACAAATGGCCGGATCCAGTACTATCTCGCGCAGACATACGATTGTCTTAATATGAAGAAGGACGCCGTCTTTTTCTATAAACAACGAGCTATAAACAAAGACGGTTTCTTCGAGGAAAGATTTAACTCTATGATGAAATGTGGTGATTTAGAACATGATGAAGATGAACGTCTAACATGGTACCTCAAAGCTTTTTCCTTCATTGAACGAGCCGAACCATTAGTAGAAATAACGAGGTTGTTCAGAAAAAAAGATAAGTTAAGATTGGCATTCACATTTGCGAAGCTAGCATGTGAATGTCAATATCCTTCAAATTGCTTGTTATGGGTTAATCAAAAATGCTACAGTCATGACAGGTGGCAGGAATTAGGGATCGTGGCGTATTACATGAAGGAATATAAACTCGGAAAGAATGCATGTGAAAAGGCTATAGAATCGGGTCACGACGTGGATTTGAATAAGAAAAACTTACTCTTCTATGAGAAAAATGGTGTTTAAGAAAACCAGCACTCAAATTCAAAATAAAATGTTTATTACATTATTTTGGATTGCGGCGGTCACGTTGGGTATTGTGTTCATATGGAATTTACTCTCCGGTGAGAAAGGGACGTACACTGATCATACACCCATGATGTTGGATCTATTGAAGAAGGATATTAAACCAAAGAAGAAAATATCATTTGAGAGTAAAGGTGAGATCGAATGCAGACGAGCTATCGAGCATCTCACTGGGAAACAGTTTCCGAAACAGAGACCCAACTTTATGTTAAATGATGTGAGCGGCCACAATCTTGAGCTGGATTGCTATAACCATGAAATGAAAATAGCTGTTGAATATAATGGATCACAACATTATAATTACACACCTTACTTTCACACTAGCAAAGATGCGTTTTATAACCTCAAATATAGAGACGATATTAAGAAACGTTTATGTGAACAAAATAATGTTTTGTTGATAATAGTACCTTATACCGTCAAACATGAAGATATCGAAAGTTATATCAATGACCGTTTAAATGAAAAATCGTGAGACATCCCCGAATTTTCTTTCAATATATAAAACATGGCAAGGTTTTGCTTCAACGCTAACAGGAACAACGCAATGGATTTCCTCAAAACGTTCTATGATCGTGTAGATGTCGATTTTGAGATAGATCAGGTTAGTTCGAACGAGAGCTGTATTATCCTTAAAAATAAACGAGACAAAGATATTTTTATGAGCTTGAGTGAACGCCTAGCGGGTATGGAAGGCTTCTCTCATCCATCATACGTACCAAAGTGGAAAACGATTAGGCATTCAGGTCCATATCTCGCCCAGTACGAGAAGGAACCATATTTAGGAGCCATTCTTCATGATAAGACAGGGCATCTAAGACACTACAAGCTGCAACCAGAAGGCGAAAAGGCTGCCTTCTTGTACGCGGCCCTATTATCGATGACGAACAAAGACCAGTATAATCTCGACCCCGTCTTCATAAACAATTACTGGAACGACCTCAAAACATATATCGGGAAGGATCAACCATTTAGCAAGTTTGAAGATATAGATTGGCAGGATGTCGTTATTAAGTATCAAAAGAGGTGCAATATGTTAACAGGAAGTCAGAGAAAATATAAACACGGATTTGTTGAGATAGATGGACGGATGTACACGGCATCTCCGTTCGCTGCCGACGACATGTCCATCTATTTCGGAGAGAATGACAACGATACGCGTCGAGGGCGTATTAGACGCCCTGTAACGGCATCAGATGTCTCTCTGAATCTTTCATCTGACGCCAAGAAAGATCTCCCTAATGCGTCCGAATTCAAAGAGATAGTCTACAAACCTGGTATGAATTGGGCTGCCAAGTGGAATGATCCTATCACAGGGATCACTAAGTACATGGAACTCTTCTTCAGTAATCCAACTGAAGAAGAATTCATCGAGAGTTTTACCGAGATGTACGACAGTGACGATGAATTAAATGGTGATGATTCAGACGATGAAGGTGAACGCGATTATGGCGACAGTGATGTTGAAGATGATGATTTATTTGGAGATATTGATGACTTGAGTGATGACGACGACGATGTTCCCGTGAACAATCGCATATCTGAATTAGAAAGACAGAAGATGGCAGTCGCGTACGCAGAAAGCATACCGAGCGAGGAACAACTTCACATTGACGACTTCGACGAAGAAGAGTTGGATTTACCTCTCGTATATATTGTGTCTCCCAAAGAACAATGGGAATACGTGTTAAACGCGTGCAAATCGGGTTTCACAGTCGTTGAAAATCTGGGAAAAGTGAGCAACTCAGTATTACAGATTGTCGCGGATGGAGCAGCGATGGCCGTTCGTGATGGGTCCGCACGTGTACCAGAGGTAAACGATGCGTTTATTAGGTACGCTGAACAAAGAGATGTATGAACGCATGACATCAGGTCCTATCTGAATTGTAAAAAATTATCTGTACTAAACAAAAGATTATAATGACAGATGGTTCAGAAATACTAACTTACTTGCTCTATGCTGTACTTGTCATCGTACTTGCTGTCGCTGGTTGGTACCTTGGTAACCAATACAGCTATAAAGAAGTGGGCGCGGTCGTCGGAGGCCTAGTCGGTGTGGGTCTCGTCTATTACCATACGAGTAGTAGCAGTGTAAGTAGTTACTCGTTTTAAAAACATATAACTACGTAGTTTTTAAAAATTATCTTGCTTCGGTAAAAAGAATGCAACGAAAACGATCAGGAAGATCCCGTGTAAGGTCTAAGTCTAGGTCTAGGTCTAGGTCTCGTAGCTCCCGTTGTAAGAGCTATCAGTACAGAAGCCCTAAAACCGGGCATTGCAGGAACTATGCTGCATCCATTAGCGAACGTGAGCGCATTGCTCGTATTATCCTCGCTGGACGTAGACGTTCCCGTTCCCGTTCCCGTTCTAAGACTAGGACTAGGACTAGGAGCGTGTGCCGCCGCTAAAAGCATCATAACTGATGCGTAATATCGTTACCCCTAGGGGTAACGATATAGCTCTAATGACATAAACAAATAAAACACATTTCAAAAAAATGAAGATATTATCACTTACAGTTATTCTATTTACAATCCAACTAGTATCCGGGTTCATTTGCAACTTCTGCAACCAGACTGGTAATTTGACCAACATGGCTCAAACAATTGAATGCATCTATGATGCATTGGATATGAAGGATTTGATATGTAATCGTCGAATAGATGAAGACAGACGCAATCACAGATGTCAGAGACCCAATGATAGGGATCCATCTGACGCGATGTACTTGCACTTATTATTCCCAAATTCGACCAGCCGACCAAATTAGAAATAGTTTTCTCCACACATAATCTAACTCTGATAAAAATGGGAGCTTCAGTATCCAAAAATGTATCAGATGCCGTCACCAGAGCAGTGGCCAAGGTGTCTTCAACAATCATTCAAAATACCCAACTATCTCAGGACATGTCCCAGGTTGTAAGTGTAAATGATGTGGCCGGAGACGTCCACATCTCAGGTAACACGTTCACTCAGAGCGCAACCGTTAACATGCATGCACTACTGGATGCCCTTTCAACTGAAGAGGCGCAACAATCCATCATGCAAGAACTTTCACAAGATGCCAAGAGTTTCACGTCTGGTCTCAACTTAGGGCAGTTTTCAGATGCACAAAATACCATGAACCTACTCATGGAAGCAACAATCAACCTCATTACAACAATCGGTCAGACATGTGATGCATTCAGTCGTCAACACCAGGCTATCGTCGTGAAACGTGTGTCCGGTAATGTATACATCCAGGACAATATTTTTCATCAGATGTACAACATTCTTCAGAATTGCACAGAACAGGCAACTGCAAACAGTCAACTTATTCAAGACGTTTCATCGAAATTATCCCAGACATCAAGTGCTAAATCGGAAGGTCTGTCAGGTTGGATCCTCGTTGCGCTCCTGGCTGTCTTAATTGGAATGCCCGTAGTAGGAGGAGTGGTGTTCGGAAAGGCTATTCTCAAATTCATCTTCCCCATTATACTCGTAGTAGGAATAATCCTTTTAGTCCTTTACTATGTCAAAGGAAAGGAGGTCATGAAAATGGTAGGTTTCTCTTCATTCATCAAGGACACTCCCATATGCGCAGGAATCGAAGAACGCACTCCCTTAGAGACATACGCCAACACCGTGGATGCATCAAACGCTTGTGATGCTGATAATACATGCAAGGCATTCGATTGGGAAGGCATTAGTGTTTCCGAATCTGGCGCCTATTCAACCCTTGATGACACAATTACCCGATTCTATTCGGGTGTATCTGACAAGTGTAAAGAAGCCATTAAACCAGACGTTGTCAAAATTCTACGACACCCAGTCTTATTCCACGGTGCCGCAGATCCCACAGAACCCGTGGCAACAGGAGTCGAGAGGAAAGGAGATTCGTATCTCAATACGACTACAGGGATTTGGTACCAGAATTCAACTGGATGGAAAACTAGAGGAGCAATCACTACACAACCGTTTAATAGGATTACATGGGGACATATTGACCCATTGATGCCTTTACCTAATGGTCATTATCATGGATATAATGTTCCAATACTAGACAATCCTGTTAATAATGATGTGTACGTTTATGCAAACCAACACAATCCATCATTTCTGCACATATTCAGATTCAGAACTGGTAAAGGATGGATTCATGAACAAAAAATTACGGGTCCAGGACTTGTACCTGACACTCCAGCCGTCATAAATTCAAGTGGTTTCAAAGAGATTGAGAGGCCCGTGTGGATGCTGTATGCTGGTATTGCCGCTGTCGTCATTGGAGCGATGGGAAGTGGTGTTATGCTTTATGTAGAAACGACAAAGAAAGAAGCATTCGAATGGTAAATCCAAACTTGTGCTTCATAACGCTTTGAAATATTGACATGTGAGACTGCCTTTGTAAAAATTATCTTCGGTATTTAAAAATGACTACTACTGGATCAAATATCACTAGCGGATTCATCGATCTTGCTACCTATGACGAGATTGAAAAGTACCAATACGGTGGCAACGATGCTTTTGCGTATTTTGTCCGAGAGATTCGCAGATCTACTTGGTTCACCCAGGTACCAGTCATCCTATCCCGTTCATCGGGTGCTGCTGGATTCAACCAAGAATGGTCGGTGTCAATCTCCAGAGCGGGAGATTACCTACTTCAAACATGGCTCAGGCTTACCATACCTGCAGTTACTTTGCTTGCCGGAAACACACATGGCGCTAATGGAAGGATTATGTGGACACGTAATTTCATGCACAACCTGATCAGAGAGGCGTGTATATCCTTCAATGATCTTGTTGCTGAGAGATTCGACAACTACTTCCTCGACTTCTGGGCAGCATTCACTGTCAACGCCAGCAAGCGGGTCGGATATGACAACATGATTGGTAACGTTGACAGTCTTACTGCTCCTCACGATGTTGGAACCCCTCTCGCTAGACAGAGTCTCAATCTACCTCTTCCTTTCTTCTTTACTCGCGACTGTGGTCTTGCTCTTCCTACTGCTTCATTACCTTATAATGAGATGCGCATCTCATTTAATTTCCGCAACTGGACCGAGTTGCTCGTTCTGCAAAACAGCACCCCAGCAGCAGCTACTAACCCAGCGTCCGTGCCCATCGTCGGTACGGACATCGCTGTTGCTCCCGAAATCACCAATATTCAGGTATGGGCGAATTACGCGATTGTATCAAACGAGGAACGTAAGAGAATGGCATGCTCTCCTAGAGATATCCTCATTGAACAAGTTCAGACTGCTCCTCGACAGAACTTCACACCTCTTACTAACCCCAATCAAAGTTACGACATTAGATTCTCTCATTCCATTAAGGCTCTATTCTTCGCGGTCAGGAATATTACCAACCCTGGTATTTGGTCCAACTACACGACTGCATCCCCTGTTGCGGGCCCTGCAGTGATTACATATGAACCATCTGGGTCATTCGATCCAATTGATAACACTACTTTCACTTATGAGAACACGAACCGTCTCAACCAGATGGGTTCTGATTACTACTCACTTATTGAACCCTTCTACAAGGCTCCAAGCATTCCAGAACCAACAGGATACCATATGTACTCATACTCACTGGATTTCCACGACGTTGACCCCCTTGGTTCTACTAATTACGGCAAGTTGACTAATGTGAGCGTTGTTCCGGCTTCATCTGCCGCTGCAGCTGTCGGTGCTGGAGGTACCGGTACCGCAGGATCGGGTCAAGACTACGCCCAAACCTTCGAATTCATCATCATCGGTATGAATACAAACGTCATTAGAATTTCGGGTGGTGCTTTGGGTTTCCCCGTGTTATAGTTTTGATGTTAGCTATAAAAATCTGTATATTTAAATAATATTTATATCCCATGATGGGATATAAATCATCATTACATGTCATGTCAGACATAGCTCCAGGGTCTCTACAATCACATCCACCCATTTCCAAATAATAACCTTGTTCTTGGATGTACACGACTCCCATAAGAGATCGACATCCATCTCCAGAGATGTTTCTCTCATGAACCGTTGATCATGGTCATGCACCATTCCTATCATATTCTCTTGTGATAGGAAATCGATAGCCATTGTGTATAGATCATCCTCATCTAATTTGTTTTTAATCTGGTGATGGTAGTGAATAAGACGTCTATACACAATCTTATTCTTATCTTCAAACAGGGCTAATAATTCGTCGATAAATTCTAGTAATTTAATCTTGAATACATGCATTTTTGAGTCTGGATCAATGTTTATAACATCATTTATATGTTCAAATATCCTGAAATAAATAGATAAGTTGACCAGTAGCGTCAAAAATTTGAAAGTAAAATATCTAAAAATATCACCATTATTTTATGTGACAACAATGTCAATGCTTAAACATACAATGTCAATGATTAAAGATATAATGTCGGTGTTGAAAGATACAGTTCACCAAGTCTCTTCAGTTGCTTCAGTCTCTTCAGTTGCTTCAGTCTCTTCAGTCTCTTCAGTCTCTTCAGTCTCTTCAGTTGCTTCAGTCTCTTCAGTTGCTTCAGTCTCTTCAGTTGCTTCAGTTGCTTCATATAAAGATGATTACGACATCTTTTTAGCAACCATCTCTGATCCTTCATGGAAGGATGACTCCAGCGATGACTCCAGCGATGAAGACTGGAGTAAATCACTGGAATCCAGTGAGGAATCCAGTGATGAATCCAGTGAGGAATCCAGTGATGATGAATCCAGTGATGATGAATCCAGTGATGATTCTGGTGATGATAGTGATGATGAATCCAGTGATTCCGATGATGAACCAGTTGCTGTATTCTTCGTTGCTGATGAACCAGTTGCTGTTGAACCAGTTGCTGTATTCTTCGTTGCTGATGAATATGATGATAATGGATATGATTCCAGTGATGAAGTAGCAAGCATAATCGGTGGAGAAATCGATGATGGGTATAAATCTACTGATACTGATGAATATGATGAATCGAGTGAAGATGAATATAATCCATCGAGTGAAGATAGCGACTGTGATAGTGAATCGAGTTTTTGTTATTATTCTTCAAGTGATGAATCAAGCGATGAAGAAGAACAACAAAAGAAAGAAGACAGTGAAGAAGAATTAAGTGATTATCGTGGTATAAGTGTATCAGACTTTGAAGAATTTTCTGATGATGAATCTGATGATGAAGAATCATCTGATTCTGATGATGATTCTGATGATGAAAAAAAAAAGTGATTCACCAATCATCCCTCATGATTAACATCAAGACAGTTACCACCTCAAAGCATGTTAGGTTTCAGGATGAAACCATAATATACTTTGTAGGGATAGAGGAACGCAGGGGTACCTGGGTTGAAGATAGACATCGATTTCAAAGACGATGTACTATGGTCGAAGATGCAATATCATTCATCTTCGACCAAGCACACAGGCGGAAGATGAGACTACTGCACGTAAACATAAACAGTAGTCTCTGAGATATATCACCATCACCATAATCATGTGTCTCATTTTATTCCTTCTACTATCCATTTGATTCCCCTAGGGGAATCAAATTAATTTATAACAAAATCATGTTAGAGTACTCTAACATGATTTATTCTCAGATCACCAGTTTCAATGACATGTAGGAATTCTCATACTTCATTAAAAATGAATCAACAGTATCTATCACATGTAGGATACAGTGATACCAACGAGGCAATCAAAGGATATTTCTCCCTCGAGACGGCAAAGTTAATCTCTTCAAAAGTAACCGAACTCCTGAGGGACTTCTATCCTCCAGGAGTCATCGTTCCATGTGAACGAGTAGTTGATGTCATGAACAGTATTTACAGAGCTTACAGACCATCAACTGGAGATATCTTCACTCGTTACAACATTTTATCGGGGGAAAATACCAATATGGTAGATGAGATGATAAATCAAGTAATCCAGGTGATAACTAATGACATCAAAAACAATCTACTCACTGAGCAGAGCAACAGCAAGTTGGATAATTGGGTGGTCCTGTACGGAGATTTCAACAAATGGGGGCTCAGACAACACCCACCTATTACGACGCGTGAAAAGAAACCAAAGAGTATGCTGTTCAATATGAACTATTGAACTTATGCAAAGAGTTGTTCAATAAGTTCGCCACTGGTTTGTATGTCTTCCTATATTGATTGATAACCCCGTGTTCTTTGAGCATCTTCAGATGCTCGCGTGTTGGATAACCTTTATGCTTGTTAAATCCGTACTGGGGGTAACTCTTATGTAAAGTTACCATCTGATCATCTCTGTATACCTTAGCTAAAATAGACGCTGCACTGATTGCAGCCACCGTAGCATCACCCCTCACGATACTGATACATGGTATATCGTCTAATTCCGGAGTCTTGTTACCGTCAACCAATACTTTATCGGGCCTAATAACTAGGGCCAAAACAGCTCGCTTCATTGCAAGCAATGAAGCTTGCAATATGTTCAGATTATCAATCTCCACGTTAGTGGCTTCTCCTATCGCCCAGGCTATCGCTCTTTGTCGAATATGTTCATCTAAGATTATTCTCTTCTTCTCCGATAAAATCTTTGAATCAGCAAGACCATCTATCGGATTCAGGGGGTCCAGGATAACAGCTGCTGCTATGACACTGCCAACTAGTGCGCCTCTTCCGGCTTCATCAACTCCCGCTTCTATGTAAACCATTTTAGTTTGAAATTCTACATCACAAATCGATCTACTATGAAATCTGTATACTCTGGCTCAATGTATAGTTGAGACAGCATCTCATTTGCAAGAACGTACTTGACTGTTCCATAAGTGCGATATAAAGCATTCTTTACTGGAAAGAATGCTTGTTTTTGGGCAATTAAGTTCAGAAACTCGGAACTTAATTTCTTCAATGGTTTATGACTACCCGATTGCTTTGTTTGTTTGCCTCCTACAAACATACGAATCACATCCTGTATATCATCAAAGAACTCAAATGCTGGGAATTTCTGATTATCATTGAGATTGATAGGTATGGAGCTGCTAATGTTCTTATGATGAGTAATAACATTATCAGTTCCTTTCACGTACGAATACGTCGTATTGTCCCGCCAGTTAATGGGTTTTTGATCACTGATAGAAATAGGATTCCAATATAGATAACTCCCCATAATTTCCCGGGACGATTTCATCACTTCAGCGTTTCTGGTCCCGTAGTACGTAACCGAATAGAGAGATGACAGGGTCTCGGAGACGCCGAAATCTGAGAGGTATGCGACTATACCAGTGTTCTTAACGAAATACGACTTGTCTTCGATAACATACTCGAAGTACCCGCCAGGTTTGATTCGTTGAATGAATATGTTTGATGTCTTAATGTCTCGATGCCATATAGCGTAATATCGGTGTATGGCATAGACAGCTATGAGTATTTGGTACAGGACACTCAGTTGTTCATCATAAGTAATAAGGTCTAAGTGATCCAAATCAGTGTTGGCAGATTCCATGAAAAGAACATAGCATGACATATTGTTGGGATTATTTTGGTTGAATAGACGTTGTACATTGCAGCCGTCGCACATGGCCATATTGTAAACATAGATAAAATTAGGACATCTACGACTTAAGAGGAGTTGATTTACGAGATCTAGAAGCCTATTTTCTCGAGGATACGAGTTCTTCTTCACAGACTCCCATTTTTGGTTTCGAAGGGTAGCGTTTTTCAAAACTCTTGTTTCATCAGGTTCAAGATGCGCTTCTTTAATTACAATGTCATCACTATTTTCATTATTGTTTGTTTTGATGATGGCTCTGTACACTTGTCCAAACGACCCTCTTGCAATCTCGACAATATTTGAGAAGTTAGTCCTGAACGCAGATGTATTGATACCAGACATGCACATATTCCACTGATCAGATGTAATAGTCCTGAGGCTGTTATTGACGCGAATTCCCTTCTCAAGACGTTGAGTGAACCAAGTAGTTGACTGTTTTTTTGTATCTACACCCAAGCAATTCATTTGATAAAATCGATAGATCTCCCCATTTGGACTGATACGTCGTCCAGTTCTTGGATTCTCGGTCGGATTAATTTTCCATTCATCACACTCCTCCTGATCTGGTATAATAATTTTATGAGCAGCTTTTGGTGATACAGCTTTTGGTGATACAGCTTTTGGTGATACAGCTTTTGGTGATACAGCTTTTGGTGATACAACTTTTGGTGATACAACTTTTGGTGATACAACTTTTGGTAATACAGCTTTTGGTGATACAACTTTTCCACATTTTTTCTCAAGATTCTGATATGTAGGTCCGCAAATTTTGATCTTTCTATTTGTTGTTGGATTAATCGCTGGATTAATCCACCATTTTAGGCATTCAGGTGAATAATGAACGAATTGAGAATGCCGTCGACTGGGTGACTTATTGGCGCATTCAATCTCCAGATCTTTGTACACTTTTCCGATGGGTTTAATTTTACGATTAGTTCTTGGGTTGATAAGTTTATCAACATTCCATTGAATACAAACATCCATTTTTATATTGTGATATTTATAACGACTTTACAACACATCATTCGATCTAAACATCCTTATCAGTTCCTAAAAAGATGTCTTTAGAATTGACTGTTGAGCAAAAAGAGAAATTACGAAAGCTTGACGAAGAGATGAAGCACCGGAAAGAGAATGCTGAGAAGAATCGTTTACGACGCGAAGCCTCCTCACAGACGACTGGGATCCCTATGAATATCGTAGACATGGACGTCATTAAAATAGGCACCATGTTGGGTCTCATAAAAAAGAAGTCCATACTTGAGGGAAGGGAACCTGATACTGACAGTTCCCTTTTAACTATACTTTTTGGATGCAAAGACGAGGATATTGACATTTCCAAGATTCCTCAAGGCTTCAAGAACGCACCCAATATTTTCACAGAAGTCGACAAGATAAACCATCATCAGCAATACGTCCAGAAGCAATGCGAGCACTTGAGTGATATAACCATGTCAATGATCACTCAAGAAATGTCAAATATAACATCGTGTTTTTCATTCAATATCGAATCTGCAACACTTGACAACTTTAAAACGGCATGTATTGATATTATTGATGTAATACTTGACGAATTATGTGACGATGACGATGACGACAAGCTATGGCAATCTCTGAGAATTACTCGAAATGCGTTATTGGGTGTGGTCGATATATGTGAATATAAGAAGATTTTAAATGACCATATATTAACTTTAAAGAAAGCAGGTAAATCTTATTCACGTATTCTGAAACACTTGTCGGTAAACGATGTAAGATTGACATTATGTAGAGGATGTCTTACTCAAACAAATGGACCGTTAACACTTGAAGATTCAAATAGGTTAATCAGAGAGATAGAAATCCGAAGTTACATGAAACCACCCGAATTGAAACCGTTTAACTTTGACGATATCGTGAGGCAGTGTTGTATACCATCTCTCTTATGCATTCCCATAAACATAGTGATCGAACATGGACTTATTGGCCCATATCAAAACAATTCCATCGGATACCTTTCAATATCTACGAAAGATCTCATGCCCTGGTCTTTTTACAATCTGAAAAGCATCAATAATGATGGTGCGAGGTTATGGGTATTAGACAACAAGCTGTGGATGCTCACTGATAACATGATATCATCATTGACATCTTACATGATCAAAATCTTCAAGATATTCTACTATGAATATTACAGAACCAATTCATTTAAACAAGGATTCTGGGAAGCCTCTAAAAACAAGCATTATGACGCGTTCATGAACATGATGTACAATATAACATTTATCAGCAACCAATCGATGTTTCATCGATTTTTGATGATTGTAATTAGGAAACAATCATGTCTTATTCCGACTGAATATGATTTTTTTAACCATTTAATGTACTATGATTTTCCCATCACATATACCCCCTACATTACATGCTTTGAAGACAACATGAAACAAATGTTTCATGATTTGAACGGGGACGATTTGAAGAAATTGAAGATAATGTTCGTAAATCGAAATCAAATAATTGAATTTTAGTTCCTGGAGCTAGACGAAAATAGTAAAGATGTAAAAAACCCCTCTCGTTTTAATGTTCATAGTAATTATAGCATATTTGCGTCTTGGCACTATACCCTACTTTATATGATGCTACCTTTGTCATATAAAATCTTTGTGTAATTTAAATATTTGGATCTTGACCATTGATATGATGAGTGTTAATTAGACCGACACTGGGTTATGTATTATGTTTGTACATAAAAATGAGCACCCAAACTACATTTACTCCAACTCATCCTACCAACGAACCATTTCTTTCAAATGAACAAGTTGTGCTGGCCAAGGAAGAGTTGTTAAAGGATACGAACAACTTTCCACGCATCAACCGGCGATTCGTAGACCCGCCTAAGGCGGGCGAACCAAAGTTCGCCCTCTTCTCGTACATCGATCATCCTGATGTCGACATGGACAAGTTTTTAGAAGATATTAAAGATAGTCTAAAGTTTAAGCATCGGAAACGGCTAGATGAATTGCAAGCTCGTTCCAGTCGAGTGAAAGGTATCGCTAAAATCAGAGGAGCCTATATGAGTCAACAGGAGGCAGATCAGCGAGCAGAGGAAATAGTGAGGGAAGTCGATTCTACCAATTCTATATTCATGTGCGTAATAGGCATGCCATTTCCGTTAGTCTCGGAAGGTTTTGCTGAAGAAATCAGAGAAATTGACATCCGGAAGGAGACCGAAAACGCAATCTCTCAGAACGTGCGCAAGCAACGCATGAAAGAGAAAAAGGAGATGGAAGAGATTAAGATGCGCGAGGAGGATCTGATGCGCAACGCCGAGAAGGATCCTAATGTTGATGACGCAGACAACTACACAGCTCAGCGAGTGAAACTATCTCATCTCAGGTACTCTATTGAGCAACATGTCAAAAAGCATGCTGAATGTGTTGATAACGAAAAAAGATGCGTTTCATGGTTACTTGACATGAAATCTCGTCATCCAGAGTTTGAAGAAATGTACATGGAGAAATATATGGCAGGTCGCAAGGCAGCTTATATCCCAGACGATCACATCCCCGAAGGCTTCATGCGATACATGAATGACCCTCTTGTCAAACTGGATACTGAAGATACAACTCTTGTCAAACTGGATACTGAAGATACAACTCTTGTCAAACTGGATACTGAAGATACAACTCTTGTCAAACTGGATACTGAAGATACAACTCTTGTCAAACTGGATACTGAAGATACAACTCTTGT